GTTCTGCAGTGCCTTCCGGCATACTGATAGTGATATCAACACCCTCTAGTGGCGTGGTCTCAATAGGATAGAACTCTTCAGGCCCCTGGTAATATTCAATATCCAGTTCCATCAGCAGTTGCGCCGTATGCCCATCGCCAGCGGCGCTAATATCAATAGTTGACCGTATTTGCAGAAATTGCTGAGTCTGGCGGGTCAGTTCAAAGCTGTTGATCACCGCCCGCTCAATTTGTTCCCGAAGTTGCTCGAGCGCGGCCTCTGCTTTCGCGGCCCCGTTATCTTGTTCAAGCTCGTCCAGCTCCTGCAAACGCCCGGTGACCCTGACGGTGGTGACGGTCGTAAACTGCGGAACGTTCCTGCCAATTGAGTTTTTCACGTCAAACGGGGTTTGCACGAGAATAACGGGATACATGTCTTCCGACGTGGGCCAGTCTCGCGGAGAATAAACGCGATCTCCCGCATCGGTTCTCCCTGTCAGCGCACTAATGACCAACGACCTGATTCCAGCTGCATTCATGGCTTTACCCTGTTTAAAATGAGTTTCGAGCCGCCGTGGCTATCTGGCTGTATATCGGAAATGGTGAATAGCGTGTTGACGACAGTGCCGCCGACAATGCCAATAAATACCCGATCCCCTCTTTTAGGCGGTAAGACAAACTGGCTGTCCAGCACCCCAAGCACGGGCGACGTAGTGTTAATCGTGCTGCCGTCGTCCAGCGGCTCGACCTCCTGCGTATAAGCCCGGTCAAAAATACCGCTGATCGTGTAAGCACCACCCACTGCGGGCCGGTAGTCAACCGGGTCACCAAAAACAGCCTGCAACGGCCTGAGTAAATGCTGATCCCAGTTGATACCCATTATCAGCCTTCTTCGCTCTGAGATTTGACGACAGAGGGAGCATCCGAAGTGATAGTGGACTGCCCATCGTCTTTTGTGATGCTGACTTCTTGACTTGATGCCTCTTCCATTTCCTGCTTAACCGCATCCAGCGTTTTGACAAAGCCGGAAGCAATAAGCCGGGTGGCATCACTCTGGGGAAGTTCAACGCGTGTGTTCTGCGTGTAACTCTGTCCGTCATGTCGAACGCTTTTACCTTTGAGCACCACCACGGTGATCAGGTCTGCGGCCTCAGAGGCCGCGTCAGTTGCTTTATCTTTTGCCATGATCACACCACCTTCGCACAAAGGGCTGCGTTAACCCGGCTTGGGATAACGATCGGAGAAGACTGCATCAGCAGAAAGCGCTGCGCCGGGTCATGCTGCAGCCAGCTTTTTGGCGCATACGCCATCGGTCCGTAGTTGAAGGCGGGATCAATGATGGCACCAAACGCGCGGGTGCCCATCAAATCTGGACCCGACATAACGACAGAACCATCAGCGATCATCGGATTTTGGATGCCGGTATCCGGATCAATAAACCAGTCATTATAAAGCCACAGCGTGTACTGCCCCCAGTAACCCTTACAAACCGCCCCCTTCACAATCTGTGCACCTGGGTTAATGATGTTGCCGGAAGGGTTCTGCGCCGGCAGGATAATTGCGCCTTTGAGCGACGTATCCAGCTTGAACGCACGCCATGAGGCATTGGTGAAGATAATGTCCGTAGCCTGCGCGCCAGATTTCTGCAGAATCAACGCCTGCCATTCTTCAATATCGTCCGTTGGCTGGGTGTTGGTTGCGCCAGCGGCTACGCTGGTAGGCCATTTGTCTGATCCGCTCAGCGCAATGGTTAAGGACGGATCGCGACCAAAATCAACGACGGTAGTCGGGAATCCATCGCCTTTGATAGTCACGGTGCCTGTGGCAATCGCGCTGCAGCCCATCCACTCAAGGCGACGATTTAAAATATCAATCTGGTCGCTCATCTCGAACTGGATGTTCAGCATTTCCCGCTCTGCCGCAGTGTATTCACCCCCAATGCGCTCACCAATCTGGCGGCGGATAGGCTTACGCAGGTCAGGCGCGCGCTTGTCTTTAATGTAGGCTGGTTTGAATTTGTCGGTCTGGTAGCGACGACTTTCCACCAGCTTTCCTTCAACCAGCGGAGAGCAAAACGGGGCCATACGGCGAAGGCCAATATCTACGTCAATCGCGACATACTCATCATCGCTGGTAACGATGTTGGGGAAAAAACGGTCGAGGATAAAATTTTGCGACGTCATCAGATTGGGCACTAACCCGACTAGCGACGTTGTATCGTAAATGGTTTGAGACATAGATTATTCTCTCTGTGTCCCGACCAGGTGGCCGGGATAAATAAAAGGCGCACAACGCCCTGCCCCGTGAGGGGCATGCGAAGAAGGCGATGGAATTACAACGGTTGTTTAGCTGGCAGGTGCCTGAACGCTGTCGCGTAGGAAAATGCCAAACGAACGAAGCGCGGGTTTGAGCGTGGCAAGCGTCCAGCTCGGATCGAAGGTAATGCGGTTCTGGTTGATTTCAGCCATCAGATAAACGCCGGCTAACGCGTCCGCCGTGGTGGCATTCACATCATCGGCCAGAATGGCTTGTGGTACCTGGCTACCGTCGGTCGCTGTCTCCACGCTCAGGGTATATTTCCCGGATGCGGTGACCACACCCAGCACGGTGCCGCGCTTATAGGTTGCCCCAGCGCCGGCCAGAATGGTCACCGTATCGGATACCGACTGCAAAGGGCCAGAAAGCAACTGATCCGGTACGAAGGTGTCATGCTGCACGCCGGGCACCCAGGCGTTTTGTCCTACCTGATTCACATTCATTATTTTTTACCTTTTACCTGGTTATAGAGAGCGGCGGCGCGTGACACCACGGAGTTCGCTGCTGGGCCACCAGCATCGGCGTTACCCAACTGGTGGTTTTCAACTTTCGCCATGCGTTCATCCAGCGACATACGGCGAGACTGTGATGCTACCGGCGCAAGGCCAGAACTGGCCATTAACCGGATTGCCGCCGCTGAGCTCATGCCCGTGGTAATGGCCAGTGAAACGGCCAACGGGCCTTTACCTGTGGCATATTTGCTGCCGAGAATACGGGAGATGCGGTTGCGCTCGGCGCGACGACCTTTTTTGACGTCACGGTCATCTTCATCATCGTCACCGTCATCTTCGTCGCCTTCATCCTCATCGGCGTCAGCATCATCCTCATCATCCGCGCGGCGGCCTTTAGCCTTCTTCGATTTTTCCTTGTCCTTATCATCTTCGTCGTCAGAATCATTACTATCATCTTCTGCACGCTTGGATTTTTTGGATTTACCTTTATCGTCCTGATCGTCGTTGTCGTTGTCATCCTCCTCTGCACGACGTCCTTTGGCCTTTTTGGACTTTTCTTTTTCATCTTCATCTTCATCTTCTTCGGATGCGTTAGCGCCACGGCCGAAAAGGTGCCCAAAACCTCTGATTTTCATTGACATCATTATTCTCCAACTAATTGTAATAAATCGCGGAATGCTGCATCGGGTGAGGCCACTTGATCTGCCAGCCCCAGTTGCACACCGTCGGCACCAAGGAAGCAGGCGGCTTCGGTATCCCGGACAGTTTTCTCTGCTATCCCGCGATTGCGGGAGACGGTACTCACAAAAAGACGCCCCATTTCGTCAATATCTGACTGAATGGCTTTGCGCGCCGTTTCGCTTAAGGGTTCATACGGATTAGACTCCGCCTTGCGGTCGCCGTAGGTAATAATGGTGACCTGCAGGCCGTCATCTTTGATTTTCTGTGACCAGTCAACGTGCATCACGATGACGCCGACAGAGCCGACGCCACCGGTACGCGGAACAATGATTTTGTCCGCAGCACTCGCCAGTGCATAAGCAGCGGAATAGGCGCTTTCAGATAAAATGGCCCAGACAGGCTTGCTGCCGCGGGCGGCGAAGATCTCGTCCACAAGGTCAAAACACCCTGCGACTTCTCCACCTGGCGAATCAATATCCAGACAGATTGCCTTAACTTCACTGTCATACAATGCGCGTAGAAAACAGGCGCGAATGCCGTCGTATCCCGTCATTCCACTGTAAGGTCGCAGAGTGCCAAGTTTCTGCACCAGCGTGCCCTGAATCGGAATAATGGCGATGCCCTCCACCACGTCATAGCCCGTATCACGGGCCTGTCGCGAAAATGAATCATCTTCATCTTCCCAGTCAGACATAGACTGAATCCGTGTCAGGCCAAAGCGGTCAGTCAGTGCGGCCATCACCACTTCGGCCTTGCGGGGATGCAACGCCAGCGGGGTGTTAAACATGCGCTGTGCCAAGTGGGGTAAATTCACTGTGCCTCCGGGTTTTGAATAATTTGTGGTGCAAAGACATCAGCCTGCCCCCATGAAGGAACAGGCAAGCCCCGCTCTTTAAACGCCTCAACTTCTCTAGCGCGCTGGTCGAGCAGCTCTTCCCAGTCTTCGCCGACGTTCTCCGACACTTCCATTTCCAACGTAGACATACCGGACTCCATTCCGAGGATCGCGCCTTTCTTCTCTGCAACGGGGTCGACCCAGCCGCGACCGGGTCCCATCCACTGCGCGCGGCAATATGCGGCCTTGGCATCCAGAAAATCTGGAGCGCTGAATCGCCCCGGGGATCCTGGAGACTAAACTAGTAGTTAAAAGGAGACTCAAATGTCATCAAATCGTTACTCACCTGAATTACGCGAACGTGCAGTGAGATTAGTTTTGGATCACCGCAGC